TAGTATTCTTCTTCAAAATGTTCATACAAAGTAATTAATGTAGATGTATGTTTTTTAGTTAACCATTCTGCAAAGTGAATAACTTTATTATCAGTATTATTTTTCTCCATTTCTTTGGCTTGTTTGAATAACATTGAACTGTTCGGAATTTCCGAATTGTTAAACATTTCTTCCAACCATTCTACTGCTGTTTTCATATCTTACTTTTTATTACTAATTTCAATTCTCCATTAATATCGGATTCTACTTCTTCGTGAATTTTATCGACGTACTTTTGGCTAAATTCTATTTCGTGCCATTTATCTGCCGTTAGAATGCTTTTCTTTTGGTTGTGGTACGTTTCTACTCCCGAGCTAATTAATGCGCTTAAATCGCTTAAAATAGATATTAAATCGCCTTTTTCAGTCCACTCGAACGTAACTGTAACTTGCTTTGTCCGTTTTTTCTTAATTTGCCAGTTCATTTTGTGTAATTTATTATTGCGTCTAAATAATCATTGTATAGCTTTTCGTTGAAGGAACCGCCTTTATCTTCAGGACAAATTTTAGTTACCCATTTACGCTTTAAATAAGCTACGTTAGGACGGTGTGGAAAATACGTGTTAACCACGTTTTTAATTTTTGACTTCATCTCTTTTAGTTTTAGAAATTAATACTAAAGATAAACATAATACGCCAGCACCTAATAATAAATAGCTTTCGTAGTTAGCACCCAACAAAATAATTATTGAGTTAATTAAAATTCCTGTTTGTTTTTTCATAATGCTTGTTTAAATATTTCAACAAATTTAATATAAATAATTAATATAACAACTATCTAAACGAAATATTTTAAAAAAAGTTTCAAATAAATAAAAAAACCCCTACCGAAATAGGGGTCAATCATAAATTAAACAAAGCATCGTATGAAATGCGTACAAATATAAAAAATTATTTTCCTACTTTGAAACGTCTTAAAATAAATTTTACTATTCTTTTAGCAATTGCCTTCCAAAGTGCGCCTTGGGCATCGACTTTCACCTCGACACCGTCGGGCGTCTTTTTAATATCTATATCAATGTTTTTAGAATCTAAATTAAATTCTTTGTTTATTTCGTCACGTACTATTTTAATGTCTACGTTCTTCGTGTCAATGTCTACTTTTAAGCTCGTTCCGTCTTTTTCTAAATTCACGTCTAAATTATCCGTGTCAATGTTTATTTTTTTCTTTGCCATTTTTAAAATTCGTTTATTAAACAAGTTGAAATACTTGGGTAATCTTTTGCAAGTTTTACCATTCTTTCGTAATCTGTATTATTATTTAATACTAAACACCCTTCAGACCAACCACCAATTTGAGTAGCTACCTGTTGACTGCCTTTATTATAAGTTGCACCGTGAATATTCATGAAAATATTATCCGTTTTTATTTCAGTAGTGGGATTCGTTTTAAGGTCGTTTGTAAAGTCTCTACGATATGGAACACCTTTTATTTGTCTAAGTGCCTCCATTTTGCCTCTGTGAAGTCCGTAAGCGTGTGAGTCATAATTCCAACGATCAAACTCCATTACAGCCGTTCCCTTGTTTCCTTTGTTTGTTGTGCATGAAGTAACAAACTGAAAGGCTTCGCTTTTAAAGATATACACTTTATCGTCAAAAACATTATTAGCATCTTCGTTTGAACGTACAAATAAAAGCCATATACCAGCTGGAATATATTTAAACGTAGGTAAACTCTTTGCCTTGTCTAAAAGTTGTTTATCCGTGTAATTCTTTACGTTTGTCATAAATTATTTTTTCGCTAATTTACGGTTTTTATTTTCAAGTACCGCAACCGTATCATTTTTTACACTTGGTAAAGGTGGTTGTTTTTCTTCAATAGGTTTTCTGTTGTAGTATTCGTTTTTATCTAAACAGTTGTACAAACGTGCTTTAACGTCTTGTACTTCAAAATGCGTATAAGCTAACCATAACGCAAGTACTCCTACCGCGCCTTGTTTTTTTATAACTTCAATAAATTGTGTAATAGGTATCATTTTCATAATTAATTTTCGAAAGGTGGTGGGGTTGGTTTTGGTTCGTATGGTATTAAATCTAAGTCTTTTACCCAAAGATAATCAGGGTTTACGCATTGCTCCATTTCTTCTACTGAGATTACCCAGTTATCTTGAGCATCTTGAATAGGATTAAAGTAGCTGTCAGGTGCATACCATTGACCGACTAATTCGTCTTTTTGTAATTCTGTTAGTAAACCTACATAGGTCAACTTTTGTTCTGTTGTTAATTGTGTTAGTTTCATACGTTTCTATTTAATGATGTTTGGAATGCTTGTACCGCTGTGTAAAAGTTAGCTGCTTCGGTATCAGTTAAGCCATCTCCTATTGAAGCAAAAGCTAAATTATCAGGACAATATTGACTTGGAGAACCATTATTTAAAGCTAAAATAAAAAAATTACCATTATTTGTTGCTGATGATGATGTTTTTGTTACAGGTGCATCATTATTTTGATAATACTTAAAATTTGAGGAATTTGTCCTTGACATACAAACAAAACCTTTGACTGGGTAATTTAATGAATGGTCAACTTGTCCTCCTCCTAATGTGGAGTAATTTAATGAATTACCAAAATTTAATATAAATCTTGAAGCAGCAGTAATAAAAATACCCATTTGAGTAACATTACTTGTTGTAACATTATTTCGTACATATAATGATATATTTTTACTATTTAATGAAAGTATAGATTGCTCATTTAAAAATGTATTTGCATATCCATTAGTTCCATTTCCTGTTACACCATTTGAATTATGAGTTACACCTCCATTAAACACCAACCTAAACGCTGCATCCGTATCTAAAGGATTTTTTAAATTAAACTTGTGAGTTGAAGCAGTCCCACCTACAAAAGGGTACAAAGCTGAAAACTTAGTCCATATAGAATACCCTTTCAAGTCAACTACCAAAGTATTGATTGCCGCTTGTTGTGTAGGGTCTGTTATTGCAGCCGCTGTAATGAATGCTTGCGCATCGGGGTCTGTTGTAATTCCTACAATATCAGTTAAACCCGCCCAGCTATCAGCGTGAATGTCACCCCAACCAATAGCGTTGTTTGCACCTTGCCCCCAACTTATTGTATTATTTGCCGCACCGTCACCCCAACCGTTTGTATTTGCCATTCGTCTTTGTTTAAGTTGTTATATCTCCAAATAAAAGCCATTCATCAGTACCTACCTTTATTAACGTTGCAACCGAATATTGTCCCGTTGTTTTAGTTTTACCGCCTGTTGAATGTAATGTAACTCCAGCAGTTCCAGCAATAGTTGTTTGCCCCGCACCATGTTGAAATATAATCATTTCCGTACCTATTGGAAACGCATGGCTTGAATTTAACGGAATGCGTAAATCGTTAGCCGTACCGCGATCCGTTTTTATAATTTTATTAGCATCCGATAAAGTTAAGTTGTTTAACGAAGCCGAATAAGTAACCATTGTCTTGTTGAATACTTGAGCGCCCGTTACATACTTACTTGAAAACGTACCACCTCCATCGTCTTGTGCAATTGCAAAACGATCGGTAGCAACTATATTACTTCCCTTTGCCGTTAATTGACTTATCTTTACGTTTGCCATTTTGCTTACTTAAATACGTTAATAATTTCTTTATATTTTCGTCTTTTGGTTTGTAGTTCTTCATAAATACCAGCCAGTGTAATTATTGTTTGTATCTGGATACATATCCCCGTTTGAATTACTATTGTATTCAGGAAATAAATCGTTGTTAAATGATATATAATCAATAAACCTTTCAGTATAGTGTTGTGCAATAGAACGCTCTTTTTCTATTAAGAAATCAATTTCTACCTTTTCTACATTAGTAGCGTTTTCCGAATTGTGTTTATATACCCCTTTGTTCGCTATTGTATAAGCTGCAAATGGTAAATATTCAACCATTGCCCAGTGTATAAGCATTTGTTTTACATAGTTAACTAAAAGATTATTGTAATCAGTTGGTATTGTGTAAATTGAACTTATTGTAACCGCTCCATTTGTGCCGCCTGTTACCGTTGCCGTACTTCCTACCGTGTAACCAGTGCCAGCCGTGTTAATTGTAGCCGCAGTAATTAAACCACCAGCCGCCGTAATATTTAATTTTAAGCCAGTTCCCGTTGTGCTTGTTGTATTTATAGCCGTTCCCGTAGTATATCCCGTCCCTTGGTTGCTTATTGTAATTGCTGTCGGTATTCCTGAAGCCGCTAAAATAATTTCAGACTTTAATTTTTCAAGTAAATCAGTACCCAAGTAATTTTGTATGTGAATGTCTTGCGCTATTTTGACGTACTGAATAAAATTGTCCGTGTCTACGTTGCCATTCATTGCAGTGAATTTAACAACGTCTTGTCGTGTTATGAGTAGTGCTTCTGCCATTTTATATTACGTCTGAAGGTAAATTTTTATTTCGCGGGCTAAACCCTTTTAAAGGTAAATTATTAGGGTATATTGAAACTTCGTAAGGGTTTGTTACTTTATATCCTTTAATTTCTGCTGCTCTTGTTCCTATTTCAGAATAACCTTTTTCAATAGCGTTTAAATCTAACATAAAAGTTACCCTTGAAAATTTGTGGTGACATCGTGCGCCGCCTTTAAAACGAAATATATCGTACGTATTTGCACCGCCTTCGCCAAAACCAGGATTAACCGCCCTTCTACTCATTGCATCAATATCTTCTTTTCTAAATAACCTATTTTCTTTTGACATCATTGCTTTACAAAAGTCACGGTCGGGTGCTTTATTTCCCGTGTATTTATAACGAACTTTAAAGTATTTTAAATCTCCTACTTTTTTATCTTGTGCGCTCTTTTTATCGGGTTGAGGGTTGCCAGTTTGAACAAGGTTAATTAAGCGGCTTAAAAGCGTTGTTTTAGGCTCTAAATCTAATTCAGCTTTAATTAATTGCGAATCTAATTCTTCGTCATTTTCTGAAGCTTCTCGTTCGTCTACCATTACCCAGCCTTCGCCTAATTGGTTGGCATCAACTTCGTTTAATATTTCTTCTAATTCCGTGTTTACTTTGCTTAATTCCGTTCCCGTTTCTTCAGCTACTTGTTCTTCGTTTTGTGCGTTTTCTAAATCTACGAACTCCAAAGGTTGTAACGTTTTAAAGAATAACTTCAAAGAAACACTGTTAAAGGCTAAAATTTTATCAAAGGCATCTATTATTTGGTCTTGAATAGGTTTAATAACCATATTGTCAAACAAAATAGAAGCGTTTTTTAATTCATCAGCATTTGAACTAAAACCATTAGCCGAACCTAAACCAAATAATAACGGACTTGTAACGTTATGCGCTAACATAATTTTCTTTACGCATTCCTCACTTAATGAATTATACAAGTCTGGAGCATCGTTAACGGGCATTGTGTCAACCGTTGTTTTGCTTTCTTGGTTATTATTAAATCCTATAATAACCTTTTCGCCACGCGGCCCAGTTAATTGACTTTTTACTTTTCCCGTAATAATTTGTTGTTGTTCTTCAGTTGGTACCCCGTTATTAAAGTTAATTACAACCCGTCCAGCGAAGCCTTTTTGAACTTCGTTAATTAAATAATCAGCTATTTCTTCTTCTAACTTTGCATAAGGTAACCCTCCCTGATAATCAGGTAAAGCGTAATATTTCATACCAACCGCGTACGGCTTTGAATAAAGTATTTCTATTTGTTCATTTGAATATCCGAAAGCTGGTATTCTTTTAGGAGCGTATTTCTTAACATCTAACCAATTATCTGAATAATAATAACCTTCTATTTCTCCGTCTTTATTGCACTTTTCCGCGCGTAATAAATTCACGGGTATATGATACGCTTTTAAAATTCTTTTGTGGTCTTGTGAATAATGTATTTGCATTGCAAATTGACCAAACATTTTTCTATCCAGTACAATTTTACGAATGCAGTCAGGGTGAAATAAAGCCATCATTTGAGCGTACTCATTTGGCTTTTTACTTGCATCTAACGCACTTAAACCACGACCGTAAATTAATCTATTAACG